TAACAGCACCATCGCCAAGGATCTGGTCATGAACCGGACCCTCCGTGGTGGCAAGCAAGCCCAGTTCATCCACACTGGCCGTATCTCGGCTGGTTACCACACCCCCGGTGTGCCCATCCTGGGCGCTGGCAACCCTCCTGCTGCCGAGACCACCATCGCAATGGACGACCTGCTGGTCGCCAGCGCCTTCGTGGACAACCTCGACGAGGTGATGAGCCAGTATGACATCCGTGGCCCTATCGCCCGTCAGATCGGCCAGAGCCTGGCTGAGTTCTATGATCGTCGCATCTTCCGTGTGCTCGATCGTGCCTCCTCTGCCTCTGCTGCCGTGACCGGCGAGCCTGGTGGTTTCCAGATCAACCTGGGTGCTTCCAAGGAGTATGATGCCCAAGCCCTGGTTGACGGCTTCTTTGAAGCTGCTGCCCGTCTTGACGAGGTCGCCGCTCCTAAGGATGGTCGTGTGGCCGTGCTGTCCCCCCGTCAGTACTACGCTCTGATCAGCCAGGTTGACACCAACATCCTGTACCGTGAGTACGGCAACAACCAGGGTTCCATGAACTCCGGTGATGGCCTGTATGAGATCGCTGGTATCAGCATCAAGAAGTCCAACAACATCCCCTTCCTGGGCAAGTATGGTTCCGCCTCTGGCGCTGCCATTGATGCTGCTGCTGTGACCGGCGAGAACAACTCCTACGGCATTGCTTCCAACTTCACCAACAGCTGCGGCCTGATCTTCCACCGTGACGCTGCTGGCGTTGTGGAAGCCATCGGTCCTTCGGTTCAGACCACGGGTGCTGACACCAAGGTGATTTATCAGGGCGACGTGATCGTGGGCCGTCTGGCCTACGGTGCTGGCGCTGTGCGCGTTGGCGTTGCTGGTGCCTTCCGTAACACCTGATAACCAACTCCTAATTAGGAGCAAATTAGGCTTTCATTAGGACTCAGCCTATTAAGGGTTGGGTCCTTTTCTTTCAATACCGTGTTTGTCCCATGTCTTTCTCCACTACGCAGCTTGATGCTGTCAACCAAATGATGACAGGCATCGGACAGGCTCCGGTGTCGTCTCTTGATGAATCCAATCCAGAAATTGCCACCGCACTTAGCATCTTGAATGCTGTGAATCGGGAAGTTCAAGGAGAAGGCTGGTCCTTCAATACTGAAATTAATTACCCATTCATGCCTGATGCTTCTGGAAACATTATTGTTCCCGACAATGTTCTTCAATTGTCTGACAATAAGATTTCCAATGTGCAAAAATACCAGACCGTATTGCGTGGCGGCAAGCTTTATGATAAGATTTCACACAGCTTCACCTTTCCGATTGGCACAGCAATCTCCTGTGATGTGATCTGGATGGAAGACTTCAATGATCTTCCCCAAGTGTTCAAGGATTACGTCACCATCCGTGCTACCAGAGTGATGTATGATCGGACTGCTGGCAGTATTGATGCTGTGAAGTTCAAGGTCCTCACCCAAGACGAAGCCTACCTAAGGGCCAACTGTCTTGCGTATGATACCCAGACCGCAGAACCCAACATCTTTGGTGTTGAGTCTGGTCAGAACTTCTACATCTCCTACACCCCATTCCGAGCGATTGCACGATAATGACTATCATATCTCAGAAGATCACACCACTGACAAATGGTGTTTCTCAGGAAGCTGATTCCTCAAAGAAAGTAGGACAGTTCAGGTCTTGTACCAACTTCCTGCCAGACCCTACCCTTGGTCTTGCTAAGAGGCCTGGCATGAGGGCCATTGGTGAACTGACTGGAGCAGCTGCTGATGGCACATGGTTCATGGCAATCCGTGATGACCAAGAACGCTACATCATTCAGTTTAGCAAGGCTGGCGTATTGAAGATGTGGGATGCTGAGAGTGGACAAGCACAGATAGTGAACACTCAAAGTGCTGGATCTATTACTTATGCAACCCATATTAATAGTAGTGATCTTGGGATCCTTCAGGTCAATGATTATTACTTTGTATTGAATCGCAAGACCATTGTTGCTGCCAGTGGTAGTTCCAGTCCAACCACACCTTACTACGCATTTGTATTGATTAACACCTTGGCAAGTAGCACAAGGTATGCCATCATTCTTAATTCCACAGAGTATGCTTTCACCAGTCCTGGAACAGTCACAGGAGCCATCCTGAAGGTTGGTGCCGTAACAGGTGGTAGTTCCTACACCAATGGGGTTTACACTGGTGTTACCCTCACAGGTGGCTCAGGGACAGGCGCCAAGGGCACTGTGGTAATTGCGGGCAATGTGGTAACCTCCATCAGCATCACCTCTCCTGGACAAGGATACCTAGCTACTGACGTACTCGTGCCACTTACTGCTGAGGTTGGAGGGGCAGGGTCTGGTGCAAGCACCACCGTATCTGACATTGGTATTGCCAACGCACCTATTAACCTAGGTGATGTTACCGAAGGCCTTAAGACAGCTATTAATGCTGGTGGAGTTTGGACAGTTACCACTGTTAGCAATGTCTTGTACATTGTTAAGAATGATGCAACAGACTTTAATATCAGTGCAAAGGGTGGCACCACCAACAACTCCTTGGAGGCATACAAAGGTACTGTGCCATCGTCTTCCGTATTGCCTAAGCAATTCAAACACAACGCAGTTATTCGCGTCAATGCTTCTGATGAGAGCGAAGGGGACGACTACTACTTGAAGTTCGTTACTTCAAATGGTGGTTCCTTTGGCGCTGGTATCTGGGAAGAAACAATAGGTTCCAATGTCCTTCTTGGGCTTGATCCAGATTTCATGCCCCATGCCATCATTCGTGAGGCCAACGGAACATTCTCTTATCGCAGCTTGAATGAAGCAAGTGCTGCTGCTACGGTTACCAGCACAACCACAACGGGCATCCCTTCTGTTGTTGGGATTACAACCACTGGTTCTGGCACTTATGTGGTTGGAGAAACCTTTTCAGTCATAGGTGGTGCCGGTCGTAACCTCAGACTACGAGTCACTGCTGTTGGAGACTCTGACAGTATTGATGATAACCCTCTTGATCCAGTACTACCGACCTACACATTTGTTTACAAGTTTGTTAGTCCTTCTGGGACAATTACCTATCGTTGGGTTGTTGACGGTGTTCAAATTAATGAAACAAGCACTGATGATAGTTTTTCCTTAGGAAACAAAACCTACAGCGTTCATCCTTATGAATGGGTGCTCAGTGTTGTTAGTGGTGTTCCAGAAGGCACCCTAAGCACTTTTGCTGCTGGTATGCGTATCGTTACCCACCTTGTCAACACAATCCAAGCTGTTGATATCATCCGGGCAGGACAAGGGTATGCAGCCGGTAACATCGTTACCAATCCTAAGGGCGCTACGTTCACCATCAGCAGTGTGGTATCTAAGACCACTTATGTTGATGATATTGGTAAAAACTTCTGGCAAGAGAGACAGGTTGGAGACCTAACAACCAATCCAAATCCAAGCTTTGTTGGAAAGAGAGTTACCGGTATCAGCTTCTTCAAAAATCGGTTGGTTTTCCTTAGTGATGATAATGTGATTTGCAGTCAGGCTGGAAGTTACTTTGACTTCTTTGCTACCACAGTAATCACCATTGTGAACAGCGATCCAATTGATATTTCATGCGGATCAACCAAACCCATTGAGTTGCGTCATGCCATCCAGCAACCACGCGGTCTGCTCATATGTGCAGACAATGCTCAGTATGTGTTGGAAACATCCACCGAAGCCTTCAGTGCCAGCACTGCTGAGATCAGCTTGATCTCCAACTACAGCCAGGATGTCTTTGTGCCTCCTGTGGATGCTGGGACAACAATAATGGTGTTGGATCAAAACACACGATACACCAGTATTTATGAGATGCTCATCCAAGACGCAGGTTCCAGGCCTTTGGTTGCTAACATCACAACCATTGTCCCCTCCTACATTCCTGGCAACATCATCTCAATGAAAGGTAGCACTGCTTCAAGTATGCTCAGTATGCTTAGCAGTCAGAAACTGAATGAGTTGTATTTCTTCAGGTGGTTCAATGCTACTGGCAATGAACGTACCATGGCCAGCTGGTTCAAGTGGACACTGCCTGGTAATTTGCTGTTGCATGAGCATGACAATGAGTCGATGTTCTTTGTGACCAAACAACCAAACCCCTTTCTCAGCAAGCTAGTATCGTTGTCAGACTCCTCCAATGGGGCCATGACGTTTGATGATACCTACATTGATCTGAGGATGGATCTCTATGATTACAGTCCAGCAACCTACTATGATTCTGGTCCTGATCAAACAAGGATTTGTTTCAAGGCAGGCATTGCAACCATCTCAGACACTCCGGTGTTGGTGAGTACCAATCCACTGAGTCCTGGTTTGTCCTATGAGCTGCCATTGCAGGTCAACCTAGCAGCTCCTGCTGGGCAGAAATACTTCGTGGTACTGAGTGGCAATCGTGCGGCTGAGGGCTGGTGCTTGGGTGTTAGGATGAAGGCTGAGGCCATCATGCCTAAGTTCTACTACAAGTCTGAGAACAGGGCTGACACCAGAAACATCCCCACAATCCAACGACTCTTTGTGGAGTCCAAGGATTCGGGACCATTCTCAGTCAGTGTGAAGTCTGAAGGACGTGATGAGTTTGTTCAACAAATCTCACACATGCGTTCCAATGACTACTTCTTCAACACCCTACCAATGATCCGTAGTGCTGAGGATGCTGTGCCCGTATTGGCAAAAGGTACTCAGGTGGATGTCACCCTCAGGGCTGACTACCCACTTCCTGTGTATCTCACAAGCATCACATGGCAAGGCAGTTACACAACCAAAGGAGTCACCCGTCAATGAGTTTGATCCGAAGAGCAACTATTGAGGATGCTCTTATCATTGCAGCAAACCTTCAGGATGCTGATCGGATGGAGATTGAGGGGCTTGGTGCTGATCCAGTATCAGCCCTTCTTATGTCCATCAGTACAGCTGATGATCCAATTCTCTTCATGACTCCTGATGGGATACCTGCTGGCCTAGCTGGCGTGTCCAGACACGACACATCAGGGGCCATTTGGATGCAAACTACAACAGCCGTTACCAAACATCCTATCCTTTTCTTCAAACAATCAAAACAATGGCTCAGTCAGGTGAGTGGGTATGACTGCCTATTTAACATTGCTGATCCACGAAATCACTTACATATGAAACTACTTCATCGTCTCGGCTTCAAACGCCTTGGCTATCGGGTAGTTGGTCCAAAATCTCTTACTTATGTGGAGTTTGCTAAGCTATGTGCATAGGTCCTGGTATTATTGCCGCAGTAAGCATTGCGTCTTCTGTTCTCGGCACCGTTGCTAACTACTCTGAACAACAGGCTCAGGCATCCTATGCCAACTCTGTTGCCCAGGCCCAATTCAAACAACAACAATCACTATTCCAACAAAGTCAAAACGCCTACCAACAACAACTATCACTCAATGCTGAGGCTGCCAGCAGGGCTTACACCCAAGAGCAGCAGAAGCTTTCAGCAGCCAACCAGAAGGCCGCTGACGATGCCCAGCAGCTCCTCGTGAAGCAATTCCAATCCCAAGGCAGTATCCTCGCCTCAGGGCGTTCTGGACAGAGCATAGGGCTTCTTGTGTCTGACACCCAACGAGAGTATGGTCGTGACCTTGCTAACCTTGGTTTGAACCTAGGCTATGCAAACATGGACTATGGTAACTCGGTGGACAATGCCAGAAACAGTTGGATGAGTGCCAACAACCTCGCAGCCTCCAACCGTATGATTGAACCAACAGCCCCCATGGCTGCTCCAGGTCCTAGTGCCCTTGGTTTGGTTACTGGCTTTGGCAATGCTGCTATGTCTGGCCTGACTACCTTCAAACAATTTGGTGGAAAAATAGGAAAGGAATAACCAACTATGGCACAAATTTATCAACCTCAGGGACAACAAGTTAGCCTTGGTGGTCCCAGTACTGATGGTGGGTTCCGTCCTGTTCAGGCCATTGATCCAACAAATCAACTTGCAGCTGCACAGAACCGTCAGCTGGCCCAGTATGAGAACATAGGCAAGGCAAACCTGGAAGCCTACTCTGGTGACCTGAAGGCACTTACCCAGTTCTCTGACACCCTCAACAAGATGGTGGTAGATGAGGGTAAGGTTCGGATGGAGAACCAGATCAACCTTGGCATTGCTGATGTATTGAATGGTGAACTAACACCAACACCAGAAGCCAAGGCCACATTCAAGCAAAAGGAAGCGATTCTGGATGGGACTGCCGCAGCTCAGATCCAGATATCCAACGAGATTGCCAAGACAGACGTTCCTCTTGCTGAGACCATTGTTGTTAGCAGTTCTGCTGTGAACCAATGGCGAGAGAAGGGAAGAACCATAGGCCGTGCCCAGGCAGCTGCTGGCAACGCCATGAGCTTTTTCAAGGACTGGTTGAAGTCAGACGTCCCTAGCATCCCTGTTCCTGATGGGAAAGGCGGTACGACCCTCCGCGCCCCCAGTCAGGTACGCTCAGGGCCTGAACTGAATGCTGCCTGGAGTGTGGGGATGCAACAATTCATCCAACAATCCAACATCCGAAACATCAACCCCACCATCCTTGCCGAGCACCTCACACCACAACTCCTCAGGATCAAGGGGGCGGTGTTGGCAGATCGGATGGATGAGATTCGTAGGGTTCGCCTTGACAATGACAACGAAGAGCATTCCCAAGAGATTGGTGTTGCTGCCAAAGGTTTGTCGTATCAGAACCAAACACAAGCACTTTGGAACTATCACCAAAAGAAAGCCAAAGAGCGCAATGGTGGTAATAACAAAGAAGCCAATGATTTTGTGTTTGGCAATCTTTCAAAGTCCATCAAGTTTGTCAGTCAGACAGATCCAACGTTGGCTACAACCATGGTCACCAACCTTGGAGCCACACTGATCAATCCAGACAACCCAAAGTTAGGGACGATTGCTGATCGCTTTCCTGGTGAACTCAGTGACCTTATCGGCACGATCAAGGGAACCAAACGCGAAGCAGCCCAGGCCAAGGCTGATGCTGACAAGCAACAAGTGGATGATATTTTTGAAACAGTTGCTACTGCTCAGGAAACTGGGGACATCAAGAAGAGTCAACCTGCCTTTGATGCTGGTGTGAAAGCACTAACAGACTTGTCCAATCAAGGTGTTTCTGGTGCCAGAGATGCTCTTGTGCGTTTGCGTGAACGTGGTCGCAACTACAATGCTATCACCAATGAACGCTTTGGTAAGGCTGTTGAAAGTGGTATCATTCGCACCCAGGCAGAAGGGCAGGCATATCTAAGTGCAGGTCTGATTACCGCTGAGACCTACAAAACCTATGAGTCAAGGTTGTTGTCGGATAATAGTAAAAAGGAAATCACACAACACACTAATACCTTAAAAGGGTGGGCATTTACTGTTGCTTCCAGTGGCCTCATGGGTAAGGGTGCAGATACCAATTTGATGACAAAGAAACTTGATATTGTTACCGGTCCTGCCGTTTTAGAAGTGATGGCAGAAGCAGAACAAATGTCAAGAAACGCATTAAGAGATAATAAACAAATCTCAGGCGAAGACATGCTTGGTTTTATGAAAAAACAACTAAGTGCCATGCTTGGTCCTGGTGGTCGTTTTCACGTTGCTGTTGGAAAAAAGGGTGAATTGATTTATCCACAACTAGGATCAAATACAGTTCGTCCTTTTTCCCGAGGAAAAGGTCAATCCGGCATTGACATGTCTTCCAGCCTTCTCAACCGTCTTCCTGTCATTGCCTCTGCCAACGCCGATAAGTTCAACATCACCGAAGACCGATTTGCTAGTGTGTTGGAGATTGCTAGTGCTGGCGGCAAGCTTCCTGATGACATCCTGGCTCGTGTCCGTACCTCTGGTGTTTCGGTTGATGCGTTCCTCAGTAGCCAAGCACCTAAGTTTGGCCTGACCTATGTCCCACAAACCAAAGCCAAGCAGATCTATGATGACAACCGAACCTTAGATGCCCGTGCTGCTGGTCTGTTGGTCAACCCCCGATCAACACCTGAGCAACGCATTCAGGCCAACATGGATCTGATTGCTGCTAGGAGACGGAGGGAACAACAGCAACCATCCCAATCCTCAATCTCTGGTGCCAATGATTATGGTGGTCTGTTGAAACTGATCTCATCTGGAGAAGGTGGATACGATTCCTACAATACTGGAGTTGTAGGACAAAACACTGGTCCCCGTCCCCTAAGCAAAATGCGCCTTGGAGATGTTCAAAAGCTCCAACGCAACGGCACTGTGAGTGCTGTTGGTGTTGCTCAGTGGATGCCTGATGGTCAACTTGATATGGCCATCAAGGCTGCTGGTCTTGGTCCTAATGACATCTTCAGTCCTGAGAATCAACAAAAAATGTTCTGGGCTTATGTCCTGAACACCAACAAACAACCAGCTCTCAGGAATTACCTTAGTGGTAAGAGTAACGATCTCAGGTCAGCACATCAAGCACTTGCTAATGAATGGGCGGCTGTGAAAGGTCCAAACGGAATAGGATCACATGATGGTGGACCTGGGAAAAATAAGGCTTCCCTTGATCACCGACAAATCAGTGCAGCCCTCATGGCAGCCCGTAAGGCTATCATGGCTGGACAACAACCTTAACCGAGGATCACAGGAACTAATCATGCGTGGTTGGTTCCTCCTCAAAACTATTCACAATATCCCTTGAGGGGGAAACATCATGTCTGATTACATCTTGGGTCCAGATACACCTCTTGATGACGTAGCTTACGTCAAGCAGAAGCAGGCTGCGGAAAAAGCTGCTGCTGATGCCAAAGCCAAAGCAGCAGCGCAACAGAAGCAAAAACAGCAAGCAACAGAAACTGCTGCTAAGGCAAAGAAGGATGCACGTTTTGTGAATCCGCTTGACACCATCAGCAAGGCCCGTCCATTGGATCCGCTGATTGATGCGATTGGTGGAAAGGGAACAGCACAACTCCAACAACAAAAGGCTGATACGTTCAACAAAAAACTTCAGAAGCAAGTTGATGCTGATACTGGGTTTGGTGCCGAGGCCATCCGAGTAGTTGGAAAGGGCCTGTCTGCTATTCCTGAACAGATAGCCAATAAGGCTGATTTGCTTGGTGATTACGTCAAGGCAAAAGCTCTGACGGTTACTGGTAAGCCTATTCCAAAAGGAGAAGATCCTAACAAACCAGACGAGTACATCAATGCTGCCTATTCATTCACCACTGCTCCTAAGACCGAAATAGGTCAGGCGGCAAGTAAGCTGCTTACGTTTGCCGTTGGTATGCGTATGGCTGCCAAGTATCTGCCTGGTGGTAAGCTTGGTGGTGGTCCTATTTCTGCTGGTGTGAAGGGTCTTGCCAAGGTTGGTGCCCAGACCAAGCGCCTTGCTTTGGATGGGTTGGTTCCTGGTGCCATTGCAGACATCCTCCTTACGGATGCTCGTGATGGTAACCTGAGTGCCGCCATCAAAAGTATGGTTCCTGTCCAGTATCAACAGAACATGCTGTTGGCTCTGGCAACCAAGGAAGGAAACCCAGCCGCCCTGAACATACTCCTGAGTGCCCTGGAAGGCGGTCCTCTGAACTTTGCAGGCAATGCCCTGGCTGCTCTGATTCCAGCCCGTAAGGCGGCTCAGGCAGCTCTCTCAGTAGGCAAACCAAAGGAGGAAGCACTGGCCGCTGGTGTGAAGACATTCAAAGAGGAAACAGACGTAGCAGCTGTGGCATCCAAAGCATCCCAGGAAGCCGAAAGGGTTCGTTGGACGGATGCTAGGCAAGTTGAGATGAACCAACTCCTTACCAAAGAGCAGAGCCTTACCCAAAGGCTTCAGGGCTTGGACCCCGAAGATGAAGTTGCCAAGGGACTGCAAGGGGAACTGGATGATGTCATGGCTCGCCAAGAGGACCTGGACAACATCATCCTGAAGTCTGCTGATGACACCGCCAAGTATGAGACTTGGGAAACAGAATCCAGCAACAAAACTAGCAACATCAATGATCAGGTCGTTACCCAAGGCATGGCCGAGGATCCAAGGTTTGGTCATCTTGATGATTCACCCTTTGTTCCTGGTCGTAAGGTGTCGGTAAACGGTGCCAGAGGTTTGACGGATGCCCAACACAAGATTCTGGCAACAGATGAATTGGGTATCAAGAAGCTTGTTCAGAAGTCAGAACGTGACATTGATTTCCGCAGCGTCTCCAAAGCACTTGGGATGACGGTGGATGAGATTGCACGTAAGGCTGCTGTGGTGTTTGATGCCATCACCAACGCACTGAAGACTGCTGATGATGTTCAGATCACTCCTGGTGATTTTGCTGAACGCATTATGAAGACTGCTGGTGGTACGCTGGGAACTGACAAGTTTGCCAGGGACATCCCCACCGCAGAAGGTCTTGTTGCCCTGAAAGCACACATCGTTGATACGGCTGAGCAAATCCATAAGCTTGCCAACGACTTTGAAGAGCAAGACATGAAGCATCTGATCGGAGGCAATGCCTTTGAACGGATGACGGATCGCCTTGTTGGCTTTCTGGAGATGCACAAGTGGGGTGCCAACTTCTATGGTGGCAGTCTTAATGCCCAGAAGATCAACCTCAAGACCGTGTTGGAACCTGGGACAGCCGCAGATGTCATGCGGAAGTTTGAGGAGGATGATGAGCTAACCACTCGCACCCTTCGTGCGTGGGCTGCTAAGGTTCAAGGATTGTATCGAAAGGGTGATCCAGAAGCAATTGATCAGATGAGAGCTATGGTGAGAGCCATGGTCCTTGCTGGTGGTGATCCTACCAAGACTGCTTCCTTCATGGGAACAGCCCTGCGTAGTATGGGCACTACCCAGATGAGCATCTTTTACAACAGCATCTTGTCTAACACCAAGACCATCATCCGTAACCTAAGTTCTGTGTATCGGGTGGTGGAAGCTCCAACCAGCATTGCATTGAAAGGTGCATTCACTGGTGATCCAGCCCTATTCCGAGCAGGCATGGCCGGTTTTCATGCAATCATGGGCAGTACCCACGAAGCATGGCAGGTAGCAGCACGGACTTGGGAAACAGGCATTCCAGCCTCCTGGAGCCCACACCGGGTTGTGCAAAACGCAGAAGTCCTAGCAAATCTTGAGTTGCTTGGAAAAATGGCTAAGCCAGACAGCATGGAAGAGTTGACGGTTGGTTTTGCAAAGGCCCATTATCACTTTGCACAAGCATTGGATTATCCAAGCAAATTGATGATGAGTATGGATGATGGATTCAAAACCATCATTGCTCGCCAACGGATTGCTGAGCAGTCCATGTATCATGCCATGACGGAAGCCAAGAATCCTTTGGATGTGGAAAAGCTTTCCAAAGAGTATCTGGCTAAGTATTCCACCTACATTGATCCACAAACAGGAAAGATTCTTGATAAGGGCCTCCAGACTTACGCTGAGATTGGAACCTTTCAAAATGATCCTGGTGAACTGATCAACACCCTCAACCGCTTCCTTTCCCTTACAAAAGTAGGAAAGTTAGCCGTACCATTCCTAAGGACTCCTGCCAACATCCTTGGTTATCAACTTGAGCACACCCCTATCCTTGCACGTTTTCTTGGTGAATACCAAGCTGTGAAGGCTTCTGGTGATGCCCTTCGGGTGGCTGAATACGAGGGTCGGGAAGCGATCGGAGCGATGACTGTTGCAGCTGGTTTTGGTTTGGCTCTTAGTGGCAACATCACTGGCAACACACCGATTGATCCAAAAGAGCGCAAACGCTGGCAAGATGCTGGCATCAGGTCACGTTCCCTGAAGGTTGGTGACAAGTGGATCTCCTACAACACCTTGGAGCCTCTTTCCAACATCCTAGCGTTCTGTGCCGACATGTCAGCCCTGGCCAATGTGGCTCCTGCTGATATGGTGGATCGTCTCAAAGGTCAACTTCAGCTTTCCATTACTGGTAGTCTTACGGAAAAAAGCTACTTCCAAGGACTTGCCGCTCTTGGCGGTCTCATTGATACCTCCAACTACAACGAAGCCAACCTTACCAGAATCCTTGGCAGCACAGCAAACAACATGTTGGGTCTTGCTGGTATTCGCAAACAGTTTGCCAATGCCTTTGACCCGTATGCTCGTGAGTTTGAAACAGAACTGGACAAAGTATGGCAAAGTGCTCTTCCTGGCATCCGCAATACATATCCAGAAGTCATTGATGTTCTCACCGGCAAACCCATGAGGAATCCTGTGGGTGGTATTTGGAACAGCTCAATTCCATTTGAAACCTCTCCTGACAACAAGGATCCAGTGGCTCGGATGCTGATGGCAGCCCGCTTCACATGGGGTGATACCTTGAAGAAGGATCCTAATGGAGTTGAGATGAAGGCCCAGTGGAAGCATGACATCCGTATGGAGATGTCAAAGAATGGCCTTAGGGAAGAGTTGGATGCACTACGGAAGCAATCGTGGTACAAGGAGGACGTGAAAGCTTGGGGCAATCGAGAGATTGTGGATGGTAATCCAAAGCAAACCCCTCGGTACTACCAGGAGATCCAACGCATCTGGCAAAGCAGTCGTGATCGTGCATACGACAAACTTGAAGGCAACAGTGCTGCCTATGCAGAAGCAGTCTTCAAGGCTCGTAAGGAAGGTCAGAACATTGACATGGGCGCCTACAGTGCCAAACAACAACAGCAAAGTGCAAAAAAACCACAAACCCAACAGCCTGAGCAGGACTTCTCCGAAATTCTTAAATACGCCAAGTAACAACACATGGAAAATACACGCACTGCCTATGTAGGCAATGGTTCTACGTCCATTTTTTCGATCACCTTCAGCTTTCTTAAGAACTCAGAGATTCGGGCCTCCATCAATGGTACTCTGACAACTTCCTTTGTTTTTGTTAGTAGCAATCAGATTCAATTTCTGACAGCACCTGCAAATGGAGCAGACATTGACATCTTTCGGGAAACCGATGATACTCAACTTGCAACGACGATTTCCCAAGGTTCCACCATCAGGTCGTCTGATCTGAATGAAAACTTTAATCAAGCTATTAATCTTATCCAAGAAGTCTATAATGACCTTGGTGATTACATTACTGATGTAGATATTGCCGGTATTGCTACCACGGCAACCGCCAACGCTGCCCTACCTAAGGCAGGCGGCACCATGACGGGTGCTATCGTCCTGCCCGCAGACCCATCCACAAACCTCCAGGCTGCCACCAAGCAGTATGTAGATGCCGTAGGGGCAGGCGCAGCAGGACTGGCTTTGCTAAAGACTGGTGGGACAATGACCGGCAACATCACGTTTGCTGCTGGTCAACCTACTGCCACCACCAGCACCAAGAACATTGTCCAGCTCACTGACAGTGCTGCCAGTACCAGCACCACCACTGCTGCCACTCCTGCTGCTGTGAAGGTGGCTAAGGACGCTGCTGATGCGGCCCAAAGCACTGCCAACACGGCCAACACCACCGCCAACGCAGCCCTGCCTAAGGCCGGTGGTACGATGACCGGTGCAATTGTTTTTGCTGGTGCCCAACAGCAAGCAACACTTGTTAACTATGGCATCACGCTGTTGACCGATAGCGTGATCAGTACCAGCACCGCGTCGGCAGCCACCCCTAACTCGGTGAGGGCTGCTTATGATGTGGCCATCAGTGCTACTAACACTGCTACGGCTGCCCTGCCTAAGTCGGGGGGTACGATGACAGGCAACCTGGAGATCGGCACTGCGGGCAGCCTTACGTTTGAAGGAGCCACTGCTGATGGATTTGAAACCGCCCTTGCCGTGGTGGATCCGACAGCTGATCGCACCATCACGCTGCCCAATGTTACTGGCACCGTTGTCACTACGGGTGATACTGGCACTGTCACCAGCACAATGATTCTTGATGGCACAATCCTTGACGGAGACATCAACGCATCTGCTGCGATCGTTGACACCAAACTAGCCACCATCGCCACCGCTGGTAAGGTCAGCAACAGTGCTACTACTGCAACCAACGCTAACACTGCATCGGCAATAGTCGCAAGGGATGCTAGTGGTAACTTCAGTGCTGGTACGATTACGGCATCCCTAACCGGTAATGCTTCAACTGTTACCACCAACGCCAACCTAACCGGTGATGTTACCAGTGTTGGCAATGCAACCGCTATTGCTGCTGGGGTTATTGTTGATGCAGACGTGAATGCAAGTGCAGCAATTGTTGACACCAAATTGGCAACCATCGCCACAGCAGGTAAGGTCAGCAACTCAGCCACCACAGCCGCCAGCGCCAACACGGCAAGCGCGATCGTGGCGCGTGATGAGTCTGGTAACTTCACCGCAGGCACCATCACCGCAGCACTGACTGGAGCGGCATCCAGCAACGTGCTAAAGGCCGGTGACACCATGACCGGCGTCTTGGCCGTCACAGCAGGCACCGCAGCACTGCCGGGCATTGCCGTATCAGGTGACCTCAATACCGGCATCTACAGCCCTGGTGCTGATCAGGTGGCCATCAGCACGGGCGGCAGTGAAGTTACCCGCATTGATGGCAACAGTCGGATTTTTTATGGTACATCTTCACAGTGGACAGGCGCAGCATCGGCGCGAATAAATATCGCATCACCAGGGACAAGCGCAGAAGCAAACTTAAATCTAGGCAACTTCTCCGCTGGTACCACTGGTCCTTCTCTTGGACTTTACAAATCTCGCAGTACAACCGCAGGCGGCTTTACAATTGTTGCCAGTGGTGATTCTCTTGGAATTATTAATTTTGCTGGCGCAGATGGCGCTAGTTCTTATCGAACAGGTGCATCCATAAGTTCTGTTGTTGATGGCACCCCTGGTGTTTTCGACATGCCTGGCAGGCTTGTTTTTTCGACAACCTTAGATGGTAGTAGTTCTTCTTCAGAGCGTTTCCGCATCACCAATGATGGAGTCCAGTGTTACAACCAAGCAGCTCCTGCTACTTACGCTGCTGCTGCAACGCTGACCGTTGCTAATCTCAAGACAGGCATTATCACTTACACCGGCGCTGTTGCAACACTTACGCTGCCGACAGGCACCTTAACCGAGGGTGGCTTCAGCGGCATCTACACCAACATGACTTTTGAATGGTCAATAATCAACACTGGCGCTGGCATCTGCACCGTTGACGCTGGCACTGACCATACCATCGTCGGCAGCGGCACTATTGCCATCGGTGCATCAGCGCGGTTTGCTTCACGGCGAACTGCTGCCAACACCTTTGTTTCCTATCGCCTGAGTTAAGCACCATGACCACCACATTTTCCTGGGCCATCGCCAACCTCGAACACACCACAGTGGACGGCATTGTCTTCAACGCTCACTGGACCCTCTCCGCCAACGACGGCACCTACGCCAGCTCTGCCTATGGCTCCATCGGCCTAGAGCAGCCCGAAGGCGACGTGATCCCCTACGCTGACCTGACACCTGAGCTGGTGATCGGCTGGACCCAAGCCAAGCTGGACGTGCCTGCGATCGAGGCTGCCCTGCAAGCCCAACTGGATGAACAGGCCGCTCCTACCAAGGCGGCTGGCCTACCCTGGGTCACCGTCTGATGGCTGTTAAGAGCAAGATCGGGACTGGCGCCGTTACCCATCGCGCTGGTCCCCCCAAACGCACCAAACAAGGCCAAGGCAAGCGCAGTCTTGCCAACCATGGCCGCAAACAACTACGAGGTCAAGGCAAGTGAAAAAGGCTAACGCTAAGGTTGGCAAGGTAATGAAGGAATTCAAAGGCGGTTCTCTTCATTCTGGTTCCAAGAAAGGTCCTATGGTGACCTCACGCAAGCAGGCAATCGCCATTGCGATGTCCGAACAAGCAAAAGCAAACAAAGGTAAGAAAAAATGATTACCATCTTCGGTTTGAAGGTTACCTACGAGGTGGCCTTTTTCTTTGTTCTCTTCTTTGCATCTGAGATCATCGGTCTTAACCCAAAGTTGAAAGACAATTCTGTCCTTGGATTGGTGTTTCGGGTAGCCAACTACCTGAAACCATTCCGTAAGGAGGACGACACCATCCAAAAAGCAAAAAACATCCTGAAGTGACTATCCTTTTTGCTGATGCCTCCAAGTATGACAAGGGTGAACCCCAACAACTGGAGGCTTGGGCCTACTTGCAGAAGGCAGTAAGCCCTGAAATCATTGCTACCTTCGGAGAACTCTTCCGTAAGGTGCCTCCTGGTGCCAAAAAGCTCTTGCCTAGCTCGCCTTTTGGTCAAAACATCACCCCCAACTTCACCTACGGTGAGCTTACCCTCTGTGAGGAGGCCCGTAGGTTTCGGAATCAAGGACAATGTGACATTGCAACGGAACTCTGTGAGTTTCTGGAGCGAGCACGGAACAAGTTTGGCCCTTTGAAGATCACATCCGGTCACCGTCCTGCTGCGGTTAACGCTGCGGTGGGTGGTGCTTCCAATAGTGAACACCTTTTTGGTGTTGGTTGTGGTGCAGTGGATGCTTACCCAATCAATACCAGCTGCTTGGAGTTCGAGAAGTGGTGTGACAAGGAATGGCCTTTCAGCATAGGCTATGGGGCCTCGTATCGGGGCTTTGTTCACATCGGTATTCGTGCTGGACGCCCCAGGGTTCGCTGGGACTACTAACAAAACACAGGATTATTACTCATGGCAAGCATTACTACCGGAGGCAGCACCGCTGCCGGATCTTACCAGACCAATTCTGGTATGACTGCGTTTGAGGTTGGAACAGCGCGTACCATTACGCTTGGAGTGACCAGCGTTAACTTAGCACTTACCACGACGTGTCGTTTCATTTCCATTATTGCTAGTGGTGGAACGCATTGTCATTATCAGATTGGTGTTGGGACTCAAACTGCAACATCCTCTTCACATTATTTGAAGACAGGAGAACGTGTTATTCTTGCTGTTCCTATGGAAGCCAACATTGCTGCCATTCAAGGAACAGGAGCCAGCACTACTTTGTACATCTCTGAGCTGGTGCAATAATGACACGAGCAACTGAGGAAGACTTCTCTGAACTCCATGGTCTGGTTACTAACGAACTGATCAAGCGCATTCAGAATGGTGACGCAACAACGCAAGACCTTAAGGCCGCGACGGACTGGCTTGCCAAGAACAACATCACAGGAGTCCCTGTCCTCGGGTCCCCTCTGGCATCGTTGTTTGCGAGTATGCCAGAGCTTGAACTTGAAGACGTTCAATCCGCAATCCGATGACATGGACAGAACAGTACGCAACGCCATTGCCACTGCTGCACTTGGGCTGTTTGGTTGGCATTTGGTTACCCTTCATAACATTGCAAAGTCTGTTGATGTTCTTGTTGAACAGATGACGGTTAGCAATAGCCGCATCGAACGTCTTGAGAACTTTGTGTACTTCAAGGAGCCACCTAATGCCACACCCTAAGCCCGGTGCTTCTGCTGCTTATTATGCCAAGAACCCAAAGGCAGCAGCAAAGAAAGCAGCATATCAACGAAAGCTGAACAAGGACCCTACAGTGAAAAATGCCTCGGAGGAGCGATGGACGGAACGTCGCCGCCGGGGCATTGCTAGCAAAGGAGGACCTGATCTTAGCCACACGAAGAAGGGGACGATGGTCTTGGAATCACCCAAGGCCAATCGTGCTAGGAACGGAGCCAATGGTAAAAGCACACGCAAATGAACAAAGGAAACGCCAAACCACCTGGCCTCTACGCCAATTTAAACGCTCGCAAGGCAGCAGGCACCAGTCGTCCGAAGAGTAAGAGCACCGTCTCTCCAAAGGCGTATGCTAACATGAAAGCTGGATTCCCCAAAAAGAAGAAGTAAAAAGACCCACTGAGCACCCACCTCATGCTCGAAGCGCCTGCGGATTATCTCTTCAATTTGCTTGCCATGAACTCCTCTGATGCCAAACGGATGTGGCGAACTGCAATCAAGGAACAGTGGGACAACCGCTGCGCCTACTGCGGTTCTGATCATAACCTAACTCTGGACCACATCCATCCGAAAACCAAAGGAGGCAATGATCGTACGTCAAATGTTGTCCCGGCTTGCCGTAATTGCAACCAGTCCAAGGGAAGTAGCCAGTGGTTATCCTGGTTCCTCAGTACCGACAATTTTGATGAAACTCGTTGCAATAAGATTCTTTCCTGGACTAGCCCTTAACATAAAAACTTTTAAGTTATCATCATGACTACCACTGCTGACAGCACCACCTACGGCTCCATCAGTAACGCACCTGGCAAGCGTACTGAGAACCAACAGACCAACAAGGCCCACACCACGGCCAACGTGTCTGGTGGTACTACGACCACGACCACGATCACTGCTTCCTACGGCACCACGGCTACTGCTGTGGCTGCTAGTGCCACCGTGGATGCTGCCGAGACTGCCATCCGTACCGTGCGGCGTACCCGCACCAACCCTAGCACCCTGCCTACCGCCAAGGTTACTGGCACTGTGACCCGTAAGGAGACTGGCGCCATTGCTACCTTTGGCACCCGTGTCAACGGATCTGGTTACACCAGCGCCACCTACACCAATGTTGCCCTGAGTGGTGGTTCTGGTTATGGCGCTACTGCTGACATCACCGTGACCGCTGGTGCTGTTACTGCTGCCACCCTGGTGCGTCCTGGCCAATGGTATGTGGTGGGTGACACCCTGTCCTGCCAACTGATTGGTGCTGGCACCCTGTTCGCTCTTCCTGTTGCTACCATTACCCAAGGCTAATTATCATGGCTCCTAAGAAACTTACCAAGACTGGCGGCAAAGCAGGCGCAGCCCCTAAGCCCCCCGCAGGCCAACGTAGCCTTCCTGCTGCTGGCAAGACCAGCGGTAATCAAGCTAACGCTGTCAAATCAGCTCGTGTTGCTGGTATGCAAGCAAGACGCGCTGCCGAAGCCACTGCTGGCAAACCAAGTGGTGTTCGCCAGGGACAACCAGCCGGTGCAGCTAATCGGATGTATGGAGCTAACCGAGTTAATGCTGCGGTAGCTCGTGCTCAACAATCACAAAACCCCTTGAATCGACTTGGTAGGACTGTTGCCAAAGTTAGCAAAGGTGGTGTACCCAAAGGGACTGGTGCGGCCCTCAGTGGTGTTGGCGAATTTGCCAACCGTGTTGGTCGTGGCGAAAGTGGCCTCAAGGCTTTGGGTGGTGCCCTTACCAATGCTGGTACATATGCTGTTGGTGCAGCCAAAGGTGCTCAAATTGGAGCAAAGTTTGGACCAGCTGGTGCTGCTGCTGGTGGCCTTTTGGGGGGTTTTGGTGCTTCCCAACTTGGAGGTGCAACCTATGATGCACTAACAACGCAAAAACCGAGCAAGTACGGCCCTAGGTTCAAAAACGCAGGCACTGGTGCTTCTGCTGCCAAAGGCGCAAAGCCCGCTGCTAAGCCCGCTGCTAAGCCCGCTGCAAGCACCTCCAAGTTTGCTGGTGCTCGTGATGCTGCTATGGCCAAGGCCAAGGGCATCAAGGGTAGTCCCGTTGTTGGCCCCAAAAAGGTTGGCACCATTGCCCAAGCCTTTGACAAGTCTTTCGCTGCTGCCCGCAAAGCAGGCAAGAGTGAGTTCACCTTCCAAGGCAAACGGTACAACACCAAGATGGCGTAAGATGGCACCCGCAAAGAAGAAGGGGGTGTCCCTTTCTTTGGGTCGTGGTGAGAAAAGCCCTAAGGGTGGCCTCACTGCAAAGGGTATGGCCAAATACAACGCTGCTACTGGCAGCAACCTCAGGCCCCCTCAGCCGGAAGGAGGACCTCGCAAGAAGTCCTTCTGCGCCAGGATGGGTGGTAACCCAGGCCCGATGAAAGATAAGAACGGCAAACCAACCCGCAAGGCCCTTGCCTTACGTCGTTGGAAGTGCGGCTGACGATACGTTACGTCTAAGCCCTCTGGGAGGCTCTGCAATGGGCCTCTCTTCCTTTTCGGGCATCTTCCCCTACCCTCATGACCAAAACGCCTCACAGCCCATCCTCGTTGGAGTCAAAACAATGTCCAACATGTCAACAAATACTACCGTTTGCTGAGTTTTGCTCAAATAAACAACGTTGGGACAATTTGAGTTATGATTGTCGCACATGTACGTCTGTCAGAAGCAAAGAAAACCACCAACGTCTCAAGCAGGATCCACTGAGGTACAACGAGTATCTTGAAAAAGAAAGAAATCGTCACCTAAAACGCAATTTTGGTATTACGTCCAAAGATTACGACCAGATGCTGACCTCCCAAGGCGGAGGCTGTGCCATCTGCGGAACTACAGTATGTGCATCCAGAAAATCGCTAGCCGTTGACCACTGCCACAGAACTGGCAAAGTGCGGGGACTTCTTTGTAGAGACTGCAATCAAACTCTTGGAAAATTTAATGATGACCGAAACCGTTTCCTCAAAGCAATCGCATATCTCGATCGAGCAAAAACTTAAAAACGATTTTAGTTTATTTCTTAGGTTATTGTGGAAGTCACTACAACTACCAGAGCCTACTCGTGCTCAACTAGCAATGGCTCGCTATTTGCAGCATGGGGGAAACCGCATTCAGCTTCAGTGTTTTCGTGGATTAGGAAAAAGTTGGGTAACTGCTGGTTTTGTTTTGTGGACACTTTTTGTTGACAAAGACAAAAAGATTATGGTTGTATCAGCTAGCAAACAACGAGCTGATGATTTTTCTATTTTTTGTCAACGGTGTATTCTTGAAATTGACTGGCTTGCTCACATGAGGCCGGTTGATGGCGACATGCGGTGGTCTCGGGTTTCTTTTGATATTACTGGGTGTAAACCTTCTCAATCTCCATCCGTAAAAAGTGTCGGCATCACAGGTATGCTTACTGGTTCTCGTGCTGATTTAATAGTAGCCGACGATATTGAGACGCCCGCAAATTCAGCTACAGATATGATGCGAGAGAAATTGCTTCAACTTATTACAGAGTTTGAATCAGTATTAACCCCTAAAAAAGATAGCCGTATCTTATTTCTTGGAACTCCTCAATCAACCTTCACGGTGTACAAAACCCTCCACGAGCGTAAGTACAAACCGATGGTATGGCCTGCCCGCTACCCCAAAAGCATGGTGGGCTATGAGGATGTCCTTGCCAAAGAACTGCTTGCTGACATCAAACAAGAAGGTCTTGAGAACCTAGCCTGGAAACCAACCGACAGCCGCTTCTCAGAGATCACCCTTCTGGAGCGCGAAGGCAGCATGTCTCGCAGCAACTTCGCCCTTCAGTTCCAACTTGACACCACCCTCAGTGATGCCCTGAAGTTTCCTCTGAAGCTGAGTGACTTCTCCGTGCTGCCCTTGGACCTAGCAAAAGGCCCAAGCGACATCATCTGGGGTGCTGACAAGGAGACCGTGTTGGATCTGCCTGCTGTTGCCCTGCCTGGTGACAAGTGGCACAGACCCAAGGC